TTTTCTAATTCCTAGTCTAACTACGTCACCCATGACAGGGGCACCAATGATGACCTCTAGATTAGGATTCTCTTTTAAATACTCTTCACGAGAGTTCCACGACATAATCTTATCGTAAATCTCTTCAGTTTCAGTATTTTTAAATGTATATGTTGGCATATTTTTATTTATATAAACCAGGTTGGCGTCTCTCTATTTTTCCACGACGCAAATGATTTTTTATCGCCAACATAATAGTTACGATAACTTTGAATAGCGTTAGATGCTTTATACTCATCTGGCATAGCTGGAGTAGGGTCGGATAACCAGCCTTTACTCGGGATATTTTTAGGCAATTGACTAAAGACTTCTTTCATTCTTTCTGCAGCATGCTTTTTACTGTAGCGGTGAGTATACTCGGATAACATCTCAAGCCATAGGTTATACAACCACATGTAATGATCGGAAGACTGTCTCACCCATATACCAGAGGGGTGGTTAAAATGAGATGCTTTCCATACTACTTCTTCTCTAGAATCCGGTAGCAACCACCTCTGAATATTACGGTTGTTTTTAGTCTTACCGTAATAAGGTTGCCCGTCCAGTACTCGATGAGCAGTAGACATTAACTGCCCGTACTCTAGAATCATTTTAACAACATGCTTATCAACGTGTTGTTGTGCGCACTCAGTCGGGTTGTTGCTCAAATAAAATATGTTCACAGGGATGTACCTCAAATGTAATACTAGGATTATCTACTAATATTTTAGTCTTAGCAACTTCTATTTCTTCTAACGTCTTAAAAACGCCTACGTGAGATGTCTTCTTAATACGATTCATCTTATCTCGTACCTGCATCTCTAAGTTATAAACAGTATGCATTTTATTTAATATCACCTAGACTGGTTTCCCCAGTCAGCTGTTCATACATAGTTTCAAATTCTTCATGCTCGGCGACCTCCTTAGAGAAGTTCTGCTTATGATAAACCTTAGCAAGTCTACGAAACGTTTTTTTACTCATTTCATATTCTTCACAAATATTAACAATAGCTTCTTTAATAAAATCTCGTTCTCCATCAATACGTGCCATAGATGCAGATAACTCATCCATACATTTCTTAATAGCTTTACGGGCGGCGGGATCGGAAGGTAAACTCATTATATACTCCTTAGTTTCAATTCTTCTTTAAAAGATTCTTTATATGTTGGGTGCATCGACGGTACATTCTCTAGACATGCACGTATATGTTCTGTGTTCATATCTTTTAGTAACATATAGGTTAGCGGTTGATTACCATCTCTACCATATGTACCCCACTTAATAGCTTCACGTACTTTATCATGTCCGTCTGTTGTATATACACTTAGTTCTTCATAAGGGGCATCATCATGAACATTACGTCTGATATACTCTAGTCCCCCGTCTACCATATACTCTTTACCGTTTTTATCTACGTAGACATTATAGTCATGTCTATGCATAGACTCTAGAACTGTACCATCAGGGGTACGGATTGCATTATATACTAATGTACTCATTTTATCTTCTCATTTGCGAAAGTTCAACTGCATTATCGTCACTGAAAACAGGAACTAAATTAGACTTATGCATCGTAGCAACACCTAGCATCTTATCACCAGTATATCGCATAGTAGTTCTACCGGTATTAACAGCGCCCTTATGCCCGGTATCTAAACTAGGATATCGAATAGTCTCGCGAATATAAGGAGTATAAACAGTACCAGGTAATTTTATCATATTAGGAGTAGGCTTTTTCTTAACCTTACCTTCAGGTTTAATATCGTATTTTGCACACCACTTAGCATACGCCTCGCGCTCAGCTTTAGGCATAGTCTTAGGTTTAACTTTAGATTTAGTATTAGAATAGATCATAATATATTATAACATAACTAGAGAATAAGTCAACCTTTACGGGGTTGACGTAACCTTACCTGTCTCACATCAAAAAATCTCTCTGGTTCAGGTAAGTCATCGCTTACTGACCATGGACTCGGTTTAGGCTTTTCGAAACGTTTAAGAAACGACACCCAAAGAGATTTTATTCTAAAGGGATTGATTCGTCCTTCTTTTCTTCTTTCACCTTAGCAGGTTTAGGAGTTAATGCCAGAGGAAAAGCTTCTCTTACGATATCTTCTTTTAAAGACTTATACTTTGTTTGTAACTTACGGTCTTTGGCTAGACATAATGCTTCTGCCTCCGTCCAGTGAATACCTTCAAGCATATTTACAAACAAAGATTCTTTTTTAAGCTTAGGTAAAGTAGTCCTAGGGTCTAACCAAACATAAAATCGTCTTAGTTCTAACTGAAGAGAGGATTCACTGTAGCCAATTGGCTTATCGGTGTCCTTCCTGAACGGAGGCTCACCTTCCGGTAGATCCATCTTAAGCATATGATCGTAGTTAAGGCGAAGCAAAACTAACAACGGATCAGTTACGTTAGTTTGTAAGACTGCGATCTTTTCTTCACGGGTCTTAGCTACTTCAAATTTATCTAAAATTTCGGATACTAGTAGGTGCATTAGAATTCCTCTATATGTTCAATCATCTGTTTCATTCTATTAGTCATAAAATAGTCAAGCAACAGGCCTCTATCCTTAACGGGATATGTCGTAAATGTATTTATAATCTCTTCTTGAATGTGTTTAGGAATCATAGATAGATCAACTAAAGTAGCATTACGATGATAGTTACGTCTTTCCTCTTCCGTATTACATGCGATAAACCCGTTATCAAAGAATTCCTGAAGTCGTTTAGATGTAACAGACTTCTGTCTCTCCCCGCTTACAATAGCATCATCAGCAGTTAGGATATTAGGTACCCCGTCTCCTTTATCACCCTTAACAATATGCTCCATTAAAATTTCATGGATACTGGCTTCAGGTTTAATAAACTTCTTTAGTGTAGGAGAGAACTGTTTTACATGCTTATACTTCTGTAGCTGATTAAAGTCATGGTCACCAGAAATAATAAGGAACGGGTTAGGTTCAGATACTAACGTACCTTCCTTAACATCGTTCTCTACTGACCAGTAGACCAACGTTGCAATCACATCATCAGCCTCTGCTCCCTCAATTTCAATAACTCTATACGGGAAGATAGCTTTTAACTCTTCTTTAATTAAATTAATAGAGTCAAAAATTAAAGGCCAGTTGAACCCGGAGTCTTCTCTAGCTTTTTTACGGTTAGCTTTGTAGTAAGGGAACACTTCCTTACGCCAGTACTTACGGCTATCACAAGCAATAACTACCTCTCCGAATTCCTTACCGAACTTAACCTTATGACTTCGAATGGTATTAATTACCATATGACGAAGTAAATTTACGTCAAGTTCAACATCGGTTCTACTACCAATCTCAGCCATTAAATTAGAGATAATAGTCTGAGAATAGTCGATAACAATCATTTAATAACTCTCACAATAATACATTCATCGTTGATACGACCAGTTACATCGTACCCCTTGGTTGTGAGATCGGAGAGAAGCTTACGCAACTTCACCTTACTGGCATCTAGTAATACTTTAAGGAACGCTTCCGGGCGACGAATAGAACGACACTCACTCATATCCGGATCATAGTTCTGTAAGGTGGAACCTTTTACCTGAATGCCTTGTACAGAGTCTGAACGATAGGCAGCCAATCTCTTATACTTAACATTATATACCCATACCTGGGAGGCTCCAACCATCTCAGACGGATTAACTGACTTAATACCCAGTTCAGTATCTTCTTTCTTAAACTTAATCCTTGCCACTTGAACAGCAGGAGGCTTAGCCTTAGTAACTCTAGGTTTACGATTAGCTTTTTTAAACTGCGTATACTTCTCTAGGTCAACAATGAACGCACCAAACATTTTAACTAGATTGGCCTGTTGACGACGACTGATATTCGAATACCCATCCTTGGTGTCTTTATCCGTGGTCTTATAAACTTCGGTAAACTCTGTACCGCGTTTACGAGCCCACTCGTCAATATCCTTACAGTAAGGTTTAGGAATAGAGTTAGCCTGAAGATAGTTATAGAGATCAAATTCTTTATCTTCTTTAAGAAAGGCATCTACATGACCTTCAAGATCCCCGATCACCTCTGCAATCTTATCTTGCATATAATCACGCACGGAAGGACGAGGCGTTTTATCTACTACAACTTTAATAACTTGCTTAGTAGTACTAAGATTAGTAATATAACTATCTAAATCTTCATTATGACGTTCTAGTAACGTATTACCGTTTAACACTATACGCGATAACCAGCCATACGTAAGAATAATATTACTATCAGATACACTATCAATATCGACAGCCATACCTTTATGCTTAATATAAGTCTTTAAATATAACCGTGCATCTTTCTTATCTTTATCTTGATTATAAAAATTAAAAGCACGGGATAGAGCAGACTTATAATTAGTTAACTCCGGAGTAATACCATGAGGTTCCGTTACAGTAATTCTACTCATCGACCTTCCCCTAGGTTAAATCTAATCTCAGTAACAGCATCATAACGGAACGACCGCCATTCCTTCTTATCAATATCATAAACCGGGC